CTACCATCTACTAGTGCGGCCTCGTCAAAGATAATTAAATCATAACTTCTACCAACTACAGAGTCTACCTGATTAACAGAACCCATACGGATTGTTGAACCATTTGATAGTTCTATAACTTTATCTTTCGCATTATCTCTTGTAACTTCCAAATCAAAATGCTTTATCAGTTGTCTTTGTAAGTCGAATGAAATTTGTGAAAGTGAGTAGTTTGGTGACATTAGTAATACATTAGAGCCTGGCACTAAAGTAACTAATTGACCTATTATATTTGCAATGTATGTTTTACCCTGCCTACGAGACACTGCAGCGCATACAAAACGATACTTGGGATTGTTTATAGCATTGATTAATGCTGTTTGTGAAGTATTAGGCTCAACGCCTAGAAGTTCCATATAACTATCAATAGGTAGTTTTATAAACTTTCTTTCATCAAATGCCATCAGTGATTCACTAAGGACATCCTTTCTACTAATTGTTATCAATGGATTGTCTCGTCTAAAAATTCTAAAAGTTCATCAGGGTCGTCTAGTAACCCTGCTTGCCTTGCTCTATCATAAAGGTAAATGAAGGAGGCGGATATGTGTTTAAGATGCGTTTCTGCATTAGAGAGCTTTCGTTGTGTCTCTACTTGCATCATTTTTGTTAAAAAGTTTCCAGCATGTACTTGACTTTCATCTAACCATGCTTTTCTTCCATCCATCTTTGGTACATCCATTATCTTCTCCTTCTTCTTATACCTTTAACATGCTTCTGAGATTTAGGAGGTCTTTTCTTAGAACCACCTTTACCTGCCCAGAAGACTTTATTCGCCCAGTAAGCTGCTGAAGATTTACCCTTACGAATATTCTTAGCATGTCTTGCTTTGAAACTTCTTCTTGCTTCTGGACTATAATTATGACCCATGCCTTGCGCACCAAATCTAATTATCTTTACTTTACCACCAACTCTTACAGCTACAACAGCTTTCTTAGTTTTGTGGTTGGGAGTTCTTTTTGGTTTATTTAATCCAGTAAGTCCTGCCCTTTTTAATCTAGCTTTCTCACTCGCTGTCAGTGCCATGATCGTCATCCAATCCGTTAACTAAAGCGTTAGCGGCTTGTACTACTTCGTGTTCTGAAACTGCTAATTTGTTTGTCCACCAAGTGGGCATCATTTCTGCATTTTCATCAATATTATCAAGTATCATCTGACAATGTGACATAATAGTCTTACAACTATTTATAGCAGAAGCAGCATCAGTGTGACCACCTTTTAGTACTAGTTTTCCGTCTCTGATTACTGCTTTCATTATCTACCTCTTCTTGGTAATATTCTGCCTGCACCTTTTTTGCTAAATCTAGCACCTCTTGGATTAGTTGTTTTACCAAATCTTGGGCCTATTGGTTTAGGTCTGGCACCATATCTGAGTCCACCAACACTGTAAGCATCTTTAGTATTTACTAAAGTTCCAGCTGCTGCGTTCATGTCTCTTGTAACTCCTCTATTGAGTCTATGTTTACGAATCTTCTGTGTGTTATGAACACCAGTAGGTCCGCTTAAAAAACCGCCTGTTCTAGCCATTTCTCTCTCCTATAAGCTTTTTAAGTTGCTTATCTCGAAAATTACACTCCTGCATAGTTGCGTAATTTTTCAGTTTTACTAATTGGGATAAAGCTCTTCTTCTTTCAATAACTACAGTTGCTACTGTTTTTTCTATTGCCGATAGCTTTCTAGTCATTTCATACTTTCTAGCTAGTGCGACTTTAGTCATTACTTTCTCCTTCTTCGTGTTGTTCGTTTTCGTTTAACAAAAGTAGATACATTTCTAGGTTTACCACCTGGGTTGCCTGCTTTTCTTTTTCTAGTTACTGCGGAACGTTTTTGTGCTGCTGTCATTCTTGCAGCTTTACTTGCTGGTACACACTTTGGGTATCCTCCAGCTTTTGCTCCTCTTGCTGACTTTCTTCCGCAGGGTGGATGTCCTCCGCCTTTTCTTTTACGAGAAATATCTACCCAGCCTTCTTTAAACCATTTAGTTAATCC